TCTTCCCAGTTATCCACCATAGATTTACGAAAATTCTCAAACACGGCTTGATTCTTAATCGTCTTGTGAAGAGGCATTCCAGTGATAATTCTCAACATTTTCGCATCTAGCTTCGCTTTCTTTGTAGGCTCAGCCTTAAGGAAAAGTTTGAGAAAGAAATCGGTGTCCCATTCCGATATCACCACCTCAGCGAAAGTATCGCCATAATGTTTCAATACGCAGCCGTTAGTCATCAAGCCCTCACTCTGGTATGGATGTCCAGGACTTTTCTTGGACTTTATCACACTAGAGTTTATGATTTTGTTGATATTAGCTACGCTCTTGTAACCTTTTGGCGCGTCATACTTATTAGCGCTCATCATTTGCGTGACCAATTGCACAGCTCTATCTAGCTCCTTACTGCTAGGTGCGGCTTTTATGTTATTGTTACGCTCATTGAAGAGCTCCATATGTTTGACGCAAGAAACTTCTTCCGTCTCGGGGGTTATCTCTGGCCAATCATACTTAGTCGGGTCATAACCAAGCTTGATTAACTCTTCTTCACGGTCGTTGAGATAGGCTGTAACCTCTGCATTTTCCGATTTACTCTTGTTGCAATGCACCGGTTTTTCCTTGCCCATGCGAATCACTCCATTCACCGGAGCTGATTCATCTCTGTATGACGCCGAGCCTCTGCCGCGCGTAGTACCCTGTAACTGCCGTTGTTTCTTTTTCTCAAAACTAGTAAGAGGTTGCTTCGCTTGCTCTTCCTCATCCTTCAAGAAATCGTTGTACTTATACTTACCGCGACCGCGATACTTAACTCGACCCTCCATATCATAAGATGCCATATCATAATCGTCAACGTTGTCAAACTCAACTTCGCGTCCGTCTTCTTTCCAGTTTTCAGAATCTTCATCCCATTGCGGCCGATTTGATTCTTCATCTCTAGTAAGACAGTACCTAATTAGTTCCATCCGTATGGCGACATTCTTATTGCAATCTGATGCTATGTGCATACCGACCACACTAGTCCCGCTATAAAGCGGGGACCCTGAAAACCCTTTTTGAGTGCTAGCTGTGTGGTATAACTCGACCACTCCACTCCCTTTAAGGGTTTTCCCTGCACTAGTGACCAACAGACCATCTAAGAACCCTACTGCACTTACAGTCTGCCCATAGTAGCTGCGTGTCTTGGTTGAAGATTCACAAATTCCAATTTGGCTCCATTGCTTTGCGCTCAATTTACGAGCGAAAACGTCGTGCACTTTAGGATATTCGTTCTCTTCAATATCAAAGAAACTCTTTTCCACTTTGTAAACATTCTCTAAATCCAGCCGACGCAAACCGCGTTTACCTTCCTTGTGGTTGCCCAAGAAAACCTCGGCTATCCCAGAAGAAACGGCATTCGCAACATGCTTCGCAGTAATTAAATGATCACCCAAACGCCAAAAGCAGCCGACGACAGTTAATTCAACGCCTTCAGTTTTCACTAAAACCGCGCCAACACTCCTTTTCGCACTTGGGAACAACGAAGAACCTGGCAGAGACATCTCTTCCACGCGTCTCTCATTTTCTTCATTGTTTTGTTGTGGTATCACTACCAATTTGCCATCGTACACAAATTCGTAGAGAATACCGTCACTAGTGATTCTCTTAGCCAAAAATTTATTTTCACCCAAGTCTTTAATCGTCTTCATTACGTAATTTTTAGTCACTAATTTGCGATAGACGGTGAGAATAGCGCTGAGCGCAAAACAAAAGATGACTAACTCAAAGTACGCTCTCAACCGGGACTCACCAATGGATTCAAATAGAGAACCAGAAACGTTGCCAAGAACTTCTAATCCCCCATAAATGAACCCGATGACCAAGGAAAGCACATACAGAGCGTCATTCAATAACACGGCTTGTCTCTC